TTATAAAATTTTGTTTAGTTTATCCAGCATTTCACGCCTAGATTCGGAGTATATATGGGCGTAAGTTTTTCTTAATTCACTAACAGAATGGCCCAGCCTTTCTGCAATTAGCTGATCATCTACACCGGCACGAATCAGCAGAGTCGCGTGAGAATGCCTAAAACCGTGAGGAGAGATAGGTGGAACACCAGCAACCTGGATATATCTCTTCAAAGCAACAGCCAGTCTGGGCGCCAGAAGTGGCTTTATATGGCCAAACACAAACCAGGAGGACGAGAACCCGTCCTTCTTTTGTTGCTCGCTATAGCGACGCCTTAAGCAATCTAGAAGGGTATCCTGTAGATCAATATATCTGTTTGAGTTTTTAGATTTAGGTGGAGTAATCTCCCACGGAGCCGATTCCGTTTTTATCGTTAATGTTTTTGAAATATGCACACGGCCTCTGCCTAGATCAACATCCGACCATTGGAGGGCAAACATTTCAGATTTACGGACACCAGTGCCATACATAAACATAAAGACATCACGCCAGTACTGGTCGTCTACGCAGGATATAAAATAAGTAAAGGTTTCCTGCTCCCAGAACAATAGACTCTGATCTTTCAGGTTCCGTTTATCTTTCACGATAGGCAAAGATCTGCACGGGTTGACTTCAAGATATCCAAGTCTCACGGAATAGGAAAGAATAACGGACAGAGTATCTAAAATGCCATTTAAAGTGGGGGCAGCATAAAGCTGACCGTTTGGTTTTTTCTTTTGAAGCAGACGGTTTCTCCACTGATCAAGAACGGGAGTTGTAAGCGCCGTAAGCTTCAAGCTTCCCAAATCATCCTGGATGTGATTTCTATAAGTATGTTCGTGCGTATAGAGAGTGGATCCTTTTACGGACATATTCTCTGCGTTTTTGCAGTATAACTGAAACATTTCATTCAAAGTGATAGAAGGCCGAGAGGTAGTCATTTCCAGACGGAAGGCAAACTCGGCTTCTTTTGCTTCCTTTTTTGTTTTGAATCCACGACGACAATATCGCTGAGTCTTTCCGGTAATATCTTTACAGGAACCGTAGAACATCCAGGTCCCCCTTTTTGTGTCCTTTTGCTGAGCCATAAGAGATTATCTCCTTTTATAATTTCTACGAAAAGCGACTAAAACGCCCAACACCTGAACCTGATCATGAAAGTCGGCCGTCGATAAAAGCGTACCAATCGCATACGGACTGGCAGTACGTAAGGCAATCTGCTTTGTTTCGTTATGCGTAATAATAAAGCGCAGCATGGCTTTACCTTGATATTTTACTAACATAGGCACACCAGCACGAATAGCACCTGTGGCGCGAATCAGGCAGACGTCGCCCTTGATAATATCCGCCTTATACATAGTTTCATCAGGCATAACATAAATATAATCCGCCGCAACATCTGTAGCCGTAGAAGTGAAGACTGACGAGCTATTCGACTTAGATACAGACCCGTCCTCGTCGACCAGGGACAGAAAGCGGACAGGCTTTACTGCAGAATCTCCAAAAGCCTCGCTCATCAGATCAAAAGGTTTCAGGTTGAAGCGCTCTGCAATTTTTACAACCATATCGGGCCTTGGCGCTTTAGTGCCAACCTCCCAACACCGTACTGTGTTATAAGAAACACCACAATACTCGGCCAAATCTCTACGACTGACACCAGACTCTTTCATCAGCTCGGGGAGCTTGGAAGATAAAACTTCATTCAATTTACTCATAATTACACCTCCTAGGTTTATATTAATCTTTTAGGTTCAAAAAGTAAATAATAAAAAATACAAAATAATAACCGTAAAAGTTTGACAAAATGCTTTCATAGCTGTAAACTGTAAGCAATTAGGAAAAGAGCTTTTAAGAAAGAAGGGAAAGCAGATGGGATAGAGGAACTCAAAAAGAAAATCGAATTCATGCTCCAGACTATGGACCAGGAGGGCCTTGAACAGGCCTATAAAATCCTACAAAGAATCTGGATCAGACACGGAACACAGCAGTAGAACACACACGGAAGAGCGCAGGACTTGGAAACAGGTTCTGCGTTTTTCTTTTTATAAAAGACGAGTAATCCTGTTTAGGCTGGTTACTCGTCTTTTTTTTCTACAAGATTATCAATAAGCTGCATTACTAAATTAAATTGATCATTAGGCAGACTGTATAGTTTTTTCATAATCCTAAGAGTGTCAACATCATAGCCTTTTTCAGCTGCAAGCTCTTCAAGTATGGCGTCCATATCATCTATAAACATTTCACCCTTGCCTTCAGTTAACCAGAAATAATCCACGCAATACTTAGAACATATCAATCTAATAGTTCGATCAGACGCGCCGTTTGTATTTCTTTCAATATTACTAAGCGCCCCTCTTGAAAGACCGATAGGCTTCCCAAAGGCCTCACCCGATAGGCCTAGAGCTTTACGAACTTCTTTAATTCGTTCACCCACTGTTTTCATAAGTGCCTCCTTTCAAAAACAGAATACCACTATAGTTTTAAATTGTAAAGGGACGAGCATATAATGACATCGTAAACTTCAGTTACGAAGCATACGGAGGTGAAAAAATGAAAGCATCGCAACGTCAGGGAATAGAAAAAACAAGCCTAATTCTTTCAGAAAAGATTCCCAAGCTATCTGAAAGTGAAAAAGCCTTTGTAGAGGGAATACTGACAGGCCTACAAATGAATAAGGCTCAGCCAGCACCAGCAGCCAAGGAACCAGAGAAACAGGAGGAGGTGAAGTAGATGGATGGACTAACGATATTCGGGGTCGTTATTATAACGGTTGCTGCAGCAGTAGGAATACCGATAATGAAAAAACTAGAACCGGATAATTCCTGGTACTGGATATACGCGGTTCTAATTTGGTTTTTTACGGTAACTAGTTTAATTCTTCAAGCTCTTTCTTGATATCTGGAATCAGATCATCTAGTAAGTTGTGAGCTTGTAGCCGATTATTAGCGACGGTTTTATCGAATTGAATCAGTTTTTCACGAAGCTCAGGAGAAACCAGAGGAAGAAGCCTATAGATATACTCGCCGAGCTCTTGAAGAGCTGTAGCCTGGCCTAAATATAAATATTTGCCAGCATACTGAAGAAAGCCCATATAGATGTCTTTCCTGGATTGAATATCAGTTTTTCTTCTATCCGCTTCAATCTCAAGCTTACGAAGATTGAACTGATGCTTATTATTCAGCCAATTCGTAAAAATCGGTGAGACTATAGAAGACACAGCAAGAGCAATCGCAAGTATAACGTTTAATTGATTCATAAAAGATTAACCTCCTTTCATAGGAGATTGTATCACGAAAGGAAGAAAGAGAAATGGAACACAAGACAACAGGCGCAGAACTTCCAGACTTTGCGGAGGGTATCAACCTACACGGAGAAAGACTAAGACTGGAAGCCTTCTATGCAGAACAAAAAAGAATCAGAAAACAGAAATTCAGATCAGGACTGGTATCAGCCCTGAACATGGCACTCATAATCCTGATCATTACGCTTAGCGTAGCAATTTGGATCATGATCTATCAAATGCTTTATTAAAGGAGGTGGTGAGTTTTGCAAGTAGAAAACCTAGCAGCCTACAGATACGAGATGATGGAAAAAGGATACATGAACAAATCCGAGCTATCAAAGTTTCTAGGTTGCGGAAGGAAAAAGGGAAGCAAGATCTTCCAGAAGATCATGGAAGACATAAAAAAAGAAGGTCTAGAAAATATCGACAGCAACATTATTCTAACCAAGCGCGCTGTTCAGTATCTAGGCCTTACACAAAAGAATATCGTAGAATCCTACGAGCGTTCTATAAAAAAAGGCTAGAAGACCTCGTTCGAAAACGAATAAGGCTCTAGCAATAGAACACGCTTATATTATACAGCACGTGTTCAAAAATACAAGGAGGAAAAAGAAAGAATGACATTAGAGGAATTAATTGCCCGCGCAAAAGAAGCATCTAAAAATCAATGCATGAGTGATCTTTGTAGAGAAAACTTTAAGCAACTTGCTGAATGGCTAGAGGAATTGAAGCAATATAGAGAACAGTATAAAGAACCGAATCAGGAAACTAATCTAGATCATTTCCAACAAGAAATTCTAGAAAAAGGCCTGTGGAATTTAGCGGTAGTCAAAGGAAGACCTGAACGATGTGATCGTGTTAAATGCATTGACTGCGAACTTAGCAAAGATCGATCAAGAGGATGTCATGCAAAGGTAATGGATTGGCTAAAGCAGCCCCGTAAAGCCCCCGCAATTAAACTAACTAAATTTGAACAGGATTTATTACAAAGCTGTTCACAAGGCTATTCGCCCGAATATCAGTTCAAAAATATAAATTCTTTAACCGAGATGAGAAAAAAGGGGTATTTCAAGGGCGTTGATAGGGATGCAACACTTGAAGATATCCTAGCAAATAGCGAAATAACAGAGGAGGACTAAACATGATCACTATTGAAAAAGAAAAACCTGCAAAAAGAGAATTAAAGCTTTTCTCAGTAGAAGTTGCACTAGCGCCAGACGTTGAAGACAAAATGCATTTAGAGACACATATCAAAGGAAGCAGACCCGAGATGATGGCCTTTCTTGAAACAATGGACGTCAGTCCAGAGGAACTTGGATCAATTCTAAAACATGCTGCTAAGGCTATGCTTAGAGATTTTGTACAGCAGGTTGTGAGCCTAAGCGAAAGCCTAGAAGCTGCAGAAATAGAAGAAACGGAAGACTAGAAAATGACAAAAGAAGAATTAGAAGAAATTGAGGATGAATTTGGATTTAGTCTTCAGCAAAACAAATTTAAAAAGCCTTTATCTGAAATCACTAAAGAAGAATACAGAGGTTTAATGCTAACAATTTTTGAACAAATATTCAATGATGACTCGGACGAAGAAGATGATTTTTAACAAGGAGGAAAAATAGATGTATTACCAACTAACATTGCAATTCGCAACAAGCGAAATCGAAGATGCAAAAAAAGTATTAGAGCTAGCCAAAGAGCTAGACCTAAAGCGCGCAGGGCTAGAGGAAAAATTGCCTGAGCCTGAAACATTCCCATGGGAAGAAGAAGCACCAAAACAAGCAGCACCAAAGCAGGAGGAGCCTACAATTCCAAGAGCCAAAGACTGGGTGCCAATGGATGAGCCTACACCGGAACCAGTAAAGCCAACGCCTAAACCTGATCCGACTGCAGAACCAATTACATTGGAAGATTTACAGAAAGCCGGCGTTGCATTTGCCAAAGAAAAAGGCGTGGCCGTACTTAAGGTATTCCTAACTCAGATGGGTGCAAGCAAGATCTGCGACATTCCTAAAGAGAAATATCAGGAAGCCTGGGAGGCACTACATGCCTAGCCAACACGCTATCCTTTCTGCAAGTGGTGCCGACAGATGGATTCACTGCCACCCTTCCGCAAGACTTGAGGAGCCTATTGAAGAAAAGCCAAGTGCTTACGCAGCAGAGGGGACCGAAGCCCACAGTGTAGCAGAACAGAAACTTCGTAATTGGATCGAGGGGCATCCACGAAGAAAAGTAAAAGCTGCAACAGGAGAAATGGACGAGGCTACAAACTTCTATAAGGACTATGTTCTAGAGGTATACAACAAAGAGAAAAAGAAAAGTGATATCGCGGATCTTTTTATCGAGGTACAAGTTGATTTGACTCCATGGATTCCGGAAGGATTCGGAACAAGCGACGCTGTAATTGTAAGTAATCACACGCTCCACGTTATCGATTTTAAATACGGAGAAGGTGTCAAGGTAAACGCCCTACACAATCCGCAGCTTACCATTTACGCAGCAGGAGTTATGGCCCTATACGACTGCCTATACGATTTTGAAAAGGTTCAGCTTCATATCGTACAGCCTAGACGTGACCACATCAGCACCTGGGAACTTACTACGCAAGAACTAGCCGACTGGATGGAAAATGTAGTCAAGCCTGCAGCTATCGAAGCCTGGAACGGAGAAGGAGAACGGCAAGCCGGAGACTGGTGCAAGTTTTGTAGAGCAAAGGGAAACTGTAACGCACGCGCTGCAAGGATGAAAGCAATCGACGAAAGATATCAGCGCATGTGCGGAATGCTTCTAACAGATCAGCAAATCGCGGAGCTTTTGCCAGAACTACCTGGACTTATCGACTGGGCCAAAGAGGTACAAGAGTTCGCACTGGATCAGGCGCTAAAAGGAACACACTACGAAGGCTATAAAGTTGTAGAAGGAACAAGCCGAAGAAAGATTACAGACGAGTCTAAGGCATCTGAAGCACTTCAAAACGCAGGCTTCGACTACAACCAGATCATGACAAAGCCAAAGCTTCAGACTATCATGGCTCTAGAAAAATTAGTCGGAAAGAAAGACTTTGCAGAAATCGTTGGTGAATATATCGAGAAGCCGCAGGGAAAACCTACCTTAGTGCCAGTAAGCGACAAACGCCCAGAATTTGGAAGCGTAGCAAACGACTTTAAAGATGGCATTGATTAGAAAGATAAAAAGACTGATAGGAATCCAGTCGCCTTCAGAACGCATGTGGGGATTTAAGCCCAGGGGATTAAAAGATGAGTTCAAAAGAGGATATCAATCAGCTCGAAGAAAAGATGGTCCGCATCCGAGCCGAGATTCGAAACAGTAAACCAGGACCACACAGAAACGATCTAAAGCGACAGCTTAAAAACGTAATGCGACAAAGAATACAACTAGGAGGAACAGAAAGATGTCACAAGTTAAAACGAAATTAGTAAGATTCTGCTATTGCCATTTAGCAGAGCCACGTGCAGTGGTAGAAGGCCAGGACAAGAAGTACAGCCTTAATATTCTAATCGACAAGGAAGACAGGGAGACGTTAGCACGTATCCAGAAAGCCTACGAAGAAGCTGTACAAGAAGGAATTAAGAAGTTCGGCCAATCCTTCAAGGGAAAAGTAACACCGCTAAAAAAAGCGCCAGGAGTCGGCTCAAGAGGTATAATCACTGACTGCGACGCAGACGAGAAATTCAGCGCGCCAGAATTCAAGAACAAATACATGCTATCTGCTAAAAGTAATAGACCTGTGTCTGTAGGCTACCGTAAAAATGGGGTTACATACGCCTATTCATCTAAAGAGGAGATTGAAGAAAACGTATACTCTGGATGCTATGGAGCTATCAATTTCAATCTATACCCATATACCACAGTAGGAACGGGAATCGCTGCAGGCCTTAACAGCGTTTTAAAAGTAAAAGACGGAGAACCTTTAGGAGGACACTCAAGTGTAACCGCAGACTTCGGCGACGCTTCTGAATTTGATGAGGAAACCGGAAGCGACGACCTAAGTGCCTTATTGTAAAAAGCCCATACTGCATATCGACCTGGAGACCTACTCCAGCGTCGACCTTGCAGCCTGCGGGGTTTATAAATACGCAGAGAGTTTAGATTTCAAAATACTTCTATTCGGATACGCCTGGGGCGATGATCCAGTAGAAGTTTTAAATTTAATGGAAGAAGATCTGCCTTTTTCTTTAGTATCAGCACTAGCAGACGAAAACATAACGAAGGTGGCACACAACGCAAATTTCGAACGAGTATGCCTAACCAGATACGTCAAGGAGTACGCAAAGCGATACCTTCTAGGAGAAGCAGTAAAAAAGAAACTAACAGAGGATGGATTCCTACCACCAGAACAATGGCAAGATACCATGATCATGGCTGCAGAGAACGGCTACCCTTCCAGTTTAGGACAACTAGGGCCAGCATTAGGCATTGAAGAAGACAAGGTGAAACTGGCTACCGGTAAAAGGCTGATCCAGTATTTCTGCAAGCCTTGCAAACCAACAAAAGCCAACGGCGGAAGATGGAAGAACCTACCGGAACATGATCCGGAGAAATGGAATCTTTTCATAGAATACAACCGAAGAGACGTGGAAGCTGAGCAAGCGATTTATACCAAGCTAAATAACTTGGTACCCGTATCCGATCAGGAATGGGAAAACTGGCACAGAGACCAGAGGATAAACGACAGAGGAATTCACGTAGATACGCAGATCATAAAAAACGTTCAGTCCTATAGTCTAGATCATGGAATGGCGCTCATGGATGAAGCAAGATACATCACGGGCCTAGAAAATCCGCAAAGCGTAGCACAGCTAAAGAAGTGGATCCTTGACCAGGAAGGACATGACGTCGAAAGTTTAAACAAGGAAGCCGTGAAAGACCTTCTAAAAGGCAAGTTAAGGCCAGAAACAAGAAGAGCCCTAGAGATACGCCAGGAGCTAGGGAAGACAAGCGTCAAGAAATACGATGCATTCCAAAGAGCGTGCGGAGAAGATGACCGCATCAGGGGAACCTTTCAATTCTTTGGAGGAAGAACCGGAAGATGGGCCGGACGCTTGATCCAACCGCAGAACTTCCCACGGCCAAGCTTTGACGAGGTAGACGAACCAAGAACACTCGTGAAGGAAGGCAACTTCGAACTTTTAGAGCTCATCTATCCAAGCATGAATGATGTATTCGCTACGATTCTAAGAACCGTAATCACACCACCCGAAGGCAGCAGCTTTATAGTAGCCGACTACTCAGCCATAGAAGCCCGAGTGATTGCCTGGCTAACAAGAACAACATGGCGCCAGGAAGTATTCAAAAACGGCGGAGACATCTACTGCGCATCAGCCAGTCAGATGTTCGGGGTGCCTGTAGAAAAGCACGGAATCAATGGACATCTAAGACAAAAGGGAAAGATTGCCGAACTTGCCCTCGGATACGGAGGCGGAACGGCAGCACTGGAAGCCTTCGGAGCTAGCAAGATGGGACTAAGCCCAGAACAGCAGCATGAGATTGTAATCAAATGGAGACAAGCCTCACCACGTATCAAGGACTTCTGGTACTTACTAGGCAGAGCCTTCGAGGATGCAATCACAGACGGCAAAGTCACGACCCTAGACCGAAATATGAAGGTTTTCAAGGGCGGCAGTAACGTCTATATATCTTTACCCAACGGGCGCATTTTAGGTTACGTTACACCACGAATCAAGGATGGCCAGGTATCCTTTTTAGGATTGAACCAGACTACACGAAAGTGGGAGTGGACCAACACCTGGGGCGGAAAGCTAACGGAGAACGTGGTTCAGGCTATCGCTCGAGACTGCCTATGCGAAACACTAAAAGGCTGCGACGAGATCGGAGCTAAAACAATCATGCACGTTCACGACGAGGTTATATGCGAAGTACCGATGGAAGAAAAAGAAACAAAGTTCAAACAACTGCTAGACGTAATGGCTAAGCCGATCAGCTGGGCGCCAGACTTGGTTCTAGTAGGAGATGGATTTATATCCGATTATTGCAAGAAGGACTAAAAATGAAAATAGATAAGCAAGATTTAATTATAGCCTTGATCTACATCACCGCAGCACTGATCATTCTAAGCATTTTGAAGGAAGTGTTCGGCTTAGATATAGCACAAGCACCAAGGCTAGGAGGATAGAACATGAGTATGAAATGGACACAACAGGAGGACAACCTTCTAAAGCAGCTAGACGCCCTGGGCTATAGCAGCTCAAAGATTTATAAAGAATACGGCTCTATACTAAAGAACCGAAGTCAAAACGCTATAGCTCTTCGTCTAAGCTATCTACACAAACCACCCGAAGAAAGACGGAAGGAAGACATGGCCAGCTTCGACAATGCAGACATGCTAGAAAAAGCAATCAACCAGGCTGCAGACCGTATCTGCAACCGCCTGGACAATATCGCAAACGCTCTAACCGTAATCTGCAGATATATGGAAAGCGATACAGAGAACGCCAGCAAGCACGCTGAACGCACTACAAAGCTTTTAGAAGAGATCAAGGCCAATGGGACACTCCAGCAAGGAACACTGCAAAGTATCAAACACGAGCTTCAGAAAGTGGCCTATCGGGGAAATAAGAAATGGAATATGAAATGAAAAGAAAGCAGAGAATCTTTTATATTCTAGCGGAAGAATAGACAGGAGGCTGAAGGATGTGCAAATAGTAACCTGCAAAAATAGAAAACAAAAGCAATATTTCAACCAGGAAATGTCCTGGGAGGAATTCACAAAAAAACTAAAAGAAACGACCCGAACAAAAGAGACGGTGGAAGAGTATAAAAACATGACGAAGGATCAGCAGTCCAATATCAAGGACGTCGGTGGATTCGTGGCCGGAGAACTAAAAGACGGCAGACGAAACAACCAAAGCGTTCTATCACGTAGCATGATCACATTGGATGCTGACTTCGCAGACAAAGACTTTTTAGACTTGATCCGAATAACGTGCGACTTTTGCAGCGTGATCTACTCAACGCATAAGCACACACCGGAAAAGCCAAAATACAGATGGATTCTGCCCCTACAAAGAGGAGTATCACCGGAAGAGTACGAGGCAATCGCTCGAAGGATTGCAAGTACAATCGGAATGGAATACTTCGACGACACGACGTATCAGCCAGCACGAATGATGTTCTGGCCTAGCACCAGTAAGGACGGAGAATACATCTGTGAACAACTAGGAGACAGAAACGTGTACCTGAACCCAGATGACATCCTGGCGCAGTACAGAGACTGGCATGACATCAGCTACTGGCCTCGCTCGAACAGAGAGACAGAACTGCATCACAGCGACATTAGACACCAGGAAGACCCTTTATCTAAATCCGGATGGATTGGCGCCTTCTGCAGGGCCTACACGATCCAAGAAGCGATTGAGAAGTTCATACCAGAGGAATACACGCCGACAGAGGACCCGAACCGCTGGACCTATACGAACGGGTCAACAGCCGGAGGCTTGGTGATTTACGACGATAAGTATGCCTACAGCAACCACAACACAGACCCAACAGGGCAGCAGCTATGCAATGCCTATGACCTTGTAAGGATACACAAGTGGCCAGACGATCCAGCAAGCACAGAACACATGCTCGAACTAATGGAACACGACGAGGGCACCAGGAAGCAGCTTATAGATGACAAGAAGGAACAGATTCACGAGGACTGGGACGACTTCAAGGACGACACCGCGAGGGGTTCGCAAGGAGTAGAAGACAGTAAAGAAGAAGTAAACGAGGACTGGCTGGATGCCATGGACATGGACAAGAAGGGAAACTTCAAGCCAACTACAGACAACATAGTCCGCATACTTTTAAATGACCCAAAGCTTAAAAACGGGGTCGGAGGAAATGACCTATTCGCACAGAAACCCGTCAAGAAGGGAAACCTGCCGTGGTGGAACTACAACCCAAGCGACCCGACCTGGACGGATACGGACGACGCAAGCTTCAGATACTATCTGGAAAAGAAATACAACATTGTCGCAAAAGGAAAAGTAGACGACGCTATAGCCTACGTCCAGGAGAGAAACAGCTTTCACCCAGTACGAGACTATCTAGACACACTAGAATGGGACGGCATACCTAGACTAGACACGCTATTTATAGACTATCTAGGAAGCGAGGACTCAGAATACAGCAGAGCGGTCGCAAGGAAAGCTTTTACCGCAGCCGTGGCCAGAATCTACACACCAGGGTGCAAAATGGATTATATGCCGGTACTCGTAGGACATCAGGGAATCGGAAAAAGCCACATGCTAAGCATCATGGGCGGAGATTGGTTCTCAGATTCAATCACAACAATTTCAGGGAAAGAAGGATACGAAGCCCTGCATGGATCATGGGTTATTGAATGGTCCGAATTATCTGCAGCCAGAAAAGCCGATATCGAGTCCATGAAGCAGTTTATAAGTAAGCGGGATGACCGATACAGAAAAGCCTACGCAAGACGAGTTACAGACAATCCAAGACAGTGCGTGTTTTTTGGAACTACAAACGATGACGAGTTCCTAAGAGACTACACCGGAAACCGAAGATTCTGGCCGATCAATACAGATATATCGAAAGCGAAAAAGATTGTGTTTGCTGATCTACCAAAAGAACGTGATCAGATCTGGGCCGAAGCCAAGCAGAGATTCAAGGACGGAGAAAAGTTATTCCTTCAGGGCGAAGCTTTGACCGGAGCCGAACAGATGCAAAAGGAGCACACGTTTACCAGTGTCCGAGAGGACATGGTCCGGGATTATCTAGACAGAAAGCTACCAGAGGGATGGAAAGATATGGATTTATACGCCAGAACCCAATGGCTAGAAGACCCGAAGAACGAAGGCACGGAAGAACGTACAAGGGTATGCCTGCTAGAGGTGTGGTGCGAAGTTTTGAATGGATCAAAGAATAAATTTACACCGGCGGACCAAAGAGAACTCAAGGCAATCATGGAAAGTTTAGGATGGGTTCGTACTAAAAATCCGTTAAGATTTGGAGGAATTTACGGACGCCAGAAAGCTTATGTTCCGCCGCAAGAGGCTTATTTATACAGCCGATAAGGAGGCAACGCCTGACAACGCACTCAAAAAATCAAGGTGGAAACGACGGCAACGAGTAAACAACGCTAAAATTTATGCACAGTTGCCGGAGTATCACCGCATAAAATAGGGACATCCTATATATCTGACAACGAGACAACTATAAATTATCTAACTTAATGAATATATAATATATATAGTGTAATACAGTACATGCGTATGTATATGCGCGCGAGAAAATATAGTATATATATATAAAGTTTCTGGAGCGTTGCTTTTGATACCAGGGTGCCACCCCTAAAAATCAACTAGAAAAGGAGACACAGAAATGGAAAGAAATCACATCAGAACATATCGAGGTTTTATGGTAGAAATAGACGCAAGAATCAACAAGGAAATAATGAACCGGTACGGAATCGAAAGGCAGAGCCTGGTCGCTATGGAAGAACTATCAGAACTGCAAAAGGCAATTTCTAAACTGGTACGCAATCCGGAAGAAAAGACAAAGCCATTAGAATTCAAAGGACTAAGAAATAACCTAATCGAAGAAATGGCGGACGTGATAATTTGCATGGATCAGCTGAAAGAATATTACAAAATCAAGGCTAGTGAGATTCAAAGCATTATAGATTCGAAACAAGCAAGACAAAGAAGAAGGCTAGAGGAGGAATAGAACATGAAAGAAACTAGAATGTATATCAAGTGCGACCGATGCGGAAAAGAAACATCAGTCGGAATCGAAAAGAGCAAGATTGAAAACGGAAAAACAATCGAAACCTGGAAAGGACTTCCAGATGGGTGGATCACAACAATTGACAAGAAAGATTTGTGTCCAGAATGCGCCGAGCGGTACCGCGAATTTCAAAAGAAGTTCTTCCAGAAATGATAGAAAATCAAGTTGAACAATACCTGATCAAAAAGGTATCAGCACTAGGCGGTAAAGCCTGGAAGTTTGTAAGCCCAGGAAACGCAGGCGTGCCAGATAGACTGATCACATATAATTCAAAGGCTTTCTTTGTAGAAGTAAAAAGGCCAGGCGGTAAGCCTAGAGCCCTACAAAAAGCCACAGTAGCCCAAATACGGGCAACAGGTATGAAAGTATACTGCATCAGCACAAAGGCCCAGGTGGACGAATTAACAAATCTGATGCGGTCTGGAATCATACCGGAGGAGCGACACTTTGACAGAATTTAAACCTCATGACTATCAAAAGAAGGCTATCAACTTCGGACTGGATCATAAGAAGTGTGGCCTTCTTCTCCCTATGGGAGCCGGAAAGACCGTAACCACGCTAACGATCATCAGCCTTCTAAAACTAATCGACACAGAAAAAGTTCTAATCATTGGCCCTGTACGAGTTATAAAGAGCACGTGGCCGGAAGAAATAGAAAAGTGGAGTCACACTAAGGACTTGAGCTATTCAATCATAGCAGGCACTCCAAAGCAACGTGAGAAAGCACTGCAACAAAATGCAGACATTTATCTCATAGGCAAAGAGAACGTTACCTGGCTAGTAGACAACAAATACTTTGACTTTGACATGGTAGTGATTGATGAGCTATCAACCTTCAAGAATCCAAAAAGCCAGAGGTTTAAAGCACTAAGAAAAGTTATGCCACTAGCTGACAGATTTATAGGCCTAACCGGAACACCAGCCCCGAAAGGAATCCCGGACCTTTGGAGCCAGATATATTTGATTGACCAGGGAGAAAGATTAGGTCGAACGCTAACTCAGTTTCGAGAAAGGTATCTAATTCCAGGAAGAAGAAACGGGATGATCGTATACGATTGGAAGCCAAGACCAGACGCAGAGGAAAAAATATACAAGAAAATAGGTGACGTATGCATGAGTCTGGATCAGGCAGACTGCGCCAAACTTCCACCGGTTCAGTACTTAAAAAAATCAATCGAGCTACCTCAAAAAGCGATGATAGAATACCACGCTTTCAAACGTGAGAAGGTTCTGGAACTAGATAACAACGAATCACTGCTAGCAGCCAACGCTGGAGTGCTATGCGGTCAGCTGCTACAGATGACATCAGGAGAAATCTATAAACGTGATCAGCTAGGAAATAAGCTCGAAGAAGTAGCAACCCTTCATGCAGCTAAACTTGAGGCACTAGACGACTTGATCGAATCCGCAAACCAGAACCCGGTGATGGTGTTTTACTACTTCAAGCATGAACTAAAACGCATCACAGAACATCTGAAAAAGCAAAAGATCGAAGTAAGAAGTCTAAACAGTGAAAAAGATGTCAAGGACTGGAACGACGGAAAGATAGACGTGCTGCTTTTGCATCCAGCAAGCGCAGGACACGGACTTAACCTTCAACGTGGTGGACATATCGCAATCTGGTACACACTTCCAAACTGGAACCTTGAACTGTATCAGCAGGCAAATGCCAGAATCTACAGACAAGGGCAGAAACAAAACGTGACAATTTATCAGATCGTAGCTAGAGGCACAGTAGACGAGGACATGCTGGATGCACTAGAACACAAGAACATAACACAAAAAGCCTTAATCGAAGCTTTAAGGAGGTAAAACATGACTTACGACGAATTAATTCCAGAACTAAAAACGGTGCGCTACTGCTGCCACCGTTTGATTGAACTGAATCAGGAATTGGAGGTACTAAACCACCAGACAACAGGCCTTGCAAAGTCTGGAGGAATCGAACTGACTGCAGAACAGAAAAGAAGCAAGTGGCCTATGCCAACATATCAGCATCAGTACCACAGCCCGCTCGGGCTATTTGAAGAGATATCAGCCAAAGAACAAGAACTGCATCACTTCCAGAAAAGACTGACGGACCTGAGATGGACAGAACTTCTAGACTTGCAAGATCAGAATATTTTATGGGACCTGTACATTCATAGAATCAAGGCTGAAGAAGTTGCTGAGAAATATGGATACACAAGACGGGGACTATATAAGCATTTGATGGCGGAAGTAAAAAAGCTCACAAAAAGCTAAAGAGTTCCCACTGTGTACCACTTTAAAGTGGTATATTAGTACTTGTAAAAGAGGACCGGTAGAAAAGGGCCCTCTTTTCTTTTACCCGGAGCGTCCTCCTTTATAAAAAACGAGTGCTTTCCAGACAACGTCAACGACAAACATCTACTACGACAAATCATGGACATTAATTTTATTTTCTTTTCAGCGCTCCGGGTAATCATAGACAACAAAGAAGCCTTAGAAGCTAAACAGGATAGACCTCTCATTGGAGAGAACCCTGAGCTGCTAACGCTTCTTTTTTAATACAACAGAGGTGAACACACATGAACATTACAGACATAAGAACATGCGACCTGAAGCCTTACGAGAACAACCCACGACTCAACGAAGATGCCGTCGATTTAGTCGCAGCATCTATAGAGGAGTTCGGATTCAAGCAACCAATTGTGGTGGATAAAGACCTGATCATCATTGCAGGACACACGAGATGGAAGGCAGCACAAAAGCTGGGCCTTGAGACAGTGCCATGCATCCAGGCCGACGATCTAACACCAGCACAGGTGAAAGCCTACCGATTGGCAGATAACAAAGTCGCGGAAGCAGCACAATGGGACCTTGACGCTTTACAGTTTGAACTGGAAGAGCTAGACAACATGGACTTCGATATGGAGCCCTTCGGATTTGAGACAGAAACATTCGATGAACAAATCGCGGAGGACGACAACTTCGAGCCAGAGATTCCGGAAGAGCCAACAACCAAAAGAGGACAATGCTGGATGCTAGGAAGGCATAGACTGATGGTCGGAGACAGTACCAAACGCCAGGACGTAGAAAAGCTTTGTAGCGACGCTACCATGGATATGGTCGTAACTGATCCACCATATAACGTAGCCTTATGGCAACACATGAGACCAAGCGAAGCCAAACAGCTACACCGAAGAACCGACGGACTGGTCATTGATAACGACTCATGGGAAGACGACGAGGGTTTTATCGAGTTTTTAAAAGTAGCCTTCGAGAACATGACAGAACAGCTCAAGGCCGGAGGTGCCTTCTACATTTGGTATGCATCCACACAGAGCAAGAACTTTCTGGAAGCAGCAGAACGCGCAGGCCTAAACATCCGACAAACCTTGATCTGGAACAAGAACACATTCGCACTAGGAAGACAAGATTATCAGTGGAAACACGAGCCATGCCTTTATGGATGGAAAGATGGCGCAGCCCATTACTTTGTCAACACTAGAAACCTTGTAACCGTACTCGAAGACACGGAAAACCTGGACATTGACAGCATGAAAAAGGACGAGCTTAAAGGCCTTCTAAAATCAATCCTGGGGGGTGCAAGGACACAACGATTCTGGACGAGAAGAAGCCCACGAAATCCGATCTGCATCCAACCATGAAACCAATTTCACTGATTGCAAGGCAGATCAAGAACAGCAGCCGAACTGGAGAAAACGTGCTGGACCTATTCGGAGGTTCAGGCTCCACGCTTATGGCTTGCGAACAGCTAGGAAGAAGGTGCTTCATGATGGAGTATGATCCACACTATGCCGATGTAATTATCAAGCGCTGGGAAGATTACACCGGAGAACAGGCGGAGCTGATATCAGATGCCGGCTAAGGGATTAGCTGGACGTACAAAAAGCGAAGCGGCCAGACAGCGCAAAGACCCTATGCAAAACCTGAAGCCATTCACGAAAGAGAATGCTGCAGAGATGGGACGCAAGGGCGGAGCCGCAAGCCAGAAAGTCCAGAAAAAGAAAAAGAAGCTGAAACAATGCCTGGCCGCAATCCTAGAGTTGGAGCCAAGCGAAAGAAACAAGGAGAAGCTGATCGACATGGGATTAGAAGATGATGAGCTCAGCAATCAAATGCTTCTAGCCGCAACCATGTTCAACAAAGCCACACGCGGAGACGTAAGGGCAGCAGAATTCATCCGAGACCTTACAGGGCAGCAACCTGTCACAAGCCTAGACAGAGCCCGAACGAAGCTGATGAACGCACAAGCCGAACAGATCAAGAGACAAGGCGACCCTTCTAAAGAGATTACGAAACTAGATCTTTTATTGAAAGCTATGGACGCAGTAGCCGGAGACGATAGTGGAACTAACTGAGAAACAGAAAGAGTTCTGGAATCATAAACCGAGCCGCTGGAACATAAAAGAAGGGGCTACACGTAGCGGAAAGACATGGCTGGACTATTACATCATCCCGAAACGGATTCGAGCTATAGAGGGCCTTCCAGGCCACGTGTTCCTCATAGGAAACACAAAGTCAACACTTGAAAGAAACGTTCTAGAACCCATGCGAGAACTATACGGGCCAGAACTAGTTGGAAGAGTAAGACCAGACAACACGGTGCGACTATTCGGCCGTAACTGCTACGCGATAGGCGCAGACAAAGAAAGCCAGGTTACAAAGATACAAGGGGCCTCAGTAGCGTACTGCTACGGGGATGAAGTCGTAACCTGGAATAAGAAAGTATTTGACATGCTAAAATCGCGTCTAGATAAACCGTATAGCTGCTTTGACGGAACATGCAACCCGGATAACAAGAACCATTGGTTTTTAAAGTTTCTAGAATCAGGAGCCGACATCTTCCGCCAGAAATATACGATTGAAGACAACCCGTTTCTGCCGCAGGAGTTCGTGGAAAACTTGAAACTCGAATATCGAGGGACAGTCCTATACAACAGATACATACTAGGAGAATGGTGCAACGCGGAAGGGCTACTCTTTCCACAGTTTGCAGATAATCCAGACGAGTGGGAAGTCAAGGGAGAACTCCCACTTTTTAACATGATCAACATAGGCCTGGACATAGGTGGAACACGTTCACACAGTAGCCTGATTGTAACGGGAATCACGGCAGACCTTTCTGAGATTGTAACCTTTGCAGAACGTAAAGTCGTACATGCTAAAGGAACGATAGATGCCGAAAGACTTTGCACAGAGACAGTCGACCTGATCAGAGCTTTATGGATTCAAGGCTTCGTGGTATCAAACGTTTTTGTAGATAACGCAGAACAAGTCATTTTGAACAGTATACGAGTAGCCGTACAAAGGGCAGGCTTCCCAACCAATGTGATGGATTGCCGCAAGATAGACGGAAAGACAAGGATTCTGACCTACAACATGCTGCTGAACCGACACAAGATGAAGTTCCAGGCAGTACCTATGGTGGTCGAAAGTTTGAGCACAGCCCTATACGACACAAAATCGAAGGAAGACAAGATTCTGGATGACTTTACAACCGACGTCGATACATTCGACGCCCATTTTTACAGCTGGTCGACATTTATGGACCTGATCACAGGAAGGAGTACTTAAATGAAAATTTTATTCACAATACTAAAGGACTTAGGATATCCTGTGAGCCAGGAAGTCCAAGATTACTACAACAAGATTCAATTCTGGAACGATTGGTGGAAAGGCTACGTTCAAGATTTTCATAAATACAAGATCAAGAATAACGAAGGAAACTCAAGAGAAGTCAAAAGAAAACAGATGCGCATGGCCAAGAAGGTCTGCGAAGACTGGGCCGATTTACTTCTAAACGATAAGACTCGAATTCTTGTAGAGTGTGATGACCACGGAACAAGCATCACGCAAGAGTTTCTGACCGGAGACAAAGAGGACCAGAACGGCGGGGTTTTAGGAAACAGCAAGTTCTGGAAGCTAGGAAACAAAGCGGTCGAGAGAGAATTCGCACAAGGGACCGTGTGCTTCTATCTGCAGCTTGTAAATCCAACAGTAAACAAAGGACAGCTGAGTGCCCAGAGCGTACAAATCAAAGCTATCAAGGACGCGCAGAAAATAGTGCCTTTGACCTATGACGAGGAAGACATCTCAGAAATTGCACTGGCTAGCGAGTACACACAAAACGGGGAGCGTTTCATGTACATCCAGGTCTTCAAGCAAGAGCAAGAGGGCTACCAAATTTACAATCATTACTTCAAAATCAGCAATGTGGCAGGAGACACTGTAGGCTATGAAAGAGTATCAGCACCACACGGCGAAGCAATCAGTTACAAGCTACCTTGTAAGCCTTTTGTGATCCTAAAGCCAAATATAGAAAACAACATAGCAGACGTGCCACTAGGGATGTCAATCTACGCAAACGCAATCGACATGCTGGAAAGTTGCGACTTGGCATACGACAATCTATTCATGGATACCCTGCTAGGAAAGAAAAAGGTTTTCATGGATCAGGCATTATTCAGCATGCAGCCAACAGCCTACGCGTTAAACGATAAAGGCGAGCGAGTACCAGTAAGGCAAGAACCTGACGTTGGTGCAACTTTGGAGAAATCCCTATACGTAAGTACGGGAACACAAGTAAGCCCAGACAAGCCTCGACTTTTTGAGGAATACAATCCAAGCCTTCGAGTTGACGAGAACAAAGAGAACGTTCAATTCAATCTAAATCTTTTATCTAGTAAGTGCGGACTTGGACAAAATAGGTACCAGTTCAGCATCCAGAACATGACCACAGCAACGCAGGTTCGCGCAAGCAATAAAGAGCTAACAGAAAGTGTCTGGAAGCAACGTATCGCAATCCAGGACGCCCTTACAGAGCTAACGAGATCGATTATCATTCTAGGCAAAGAGAAGTGCCACATATCCGGGCTTGATCCAGACGTTCGCATCACAATTCAATTTGACGACACTATGTTTTCAGACGAGGAAGCGGAGCGCCTAAGAATGCTTCAGGAAATCTCGGCCGGCATCCTACAGAAATGGGAATATCGCGTCCGATACTACGGAGAGGATGAAGAAACAGCCAGAGAGATGACCGGAGAAACACAGAACCCAGCAGACAGAATTCAAAGTATGTTCTTCCCACAAGATGGAACACAAATCGAAGAGGGGCCAGAGGGTGAAGCCTAATGCTAGAACCGAACTACCTGCAGAACGTAGGTGACGACCTAGAAAAGCTATATCAGGAACTGGCCACAGAAATACTGGTGGACATAGCGGAGCGGATCAAGATGAATCAGGACGCTATGACAAGCACAGCAGAATATTTGAACAACAAGCTAAAACAACTCGGGTTGCAGCAAGACTGGATTAACAAAAGACTAGCTGAAATACTTCACACTTCCGAAGAAGAAGTCAACCGGATCATGCAACAGAGCGCTTATAAAAGTATCCGCGATACCTTCGACAGACTAGAGGCTGGAGGATACGACACAAGCGGCTTAGAATTTTCAGATCAGATCAAAAAAGGAACATCAGCACTGTGGGGAGATATCCAGAACCTTACAAGGACCACAGCTCAACTGGCCAGCGACACTTTTATGAGATACTACGACATGGCTTATCTTCAGGTATCAAGCGGAGCTTACTCACTAGATCAAGCAACCGCAAACACGATAGACAAGCTATGCAGAGAAGGCCTAACAAAAGTATCCTACCCAAGCGGTGCTCAACGATCAATCGAGGCGGCCGTTCGATTGGCAGTACGAACCGCGGTAAACCAGAACGCCCTGGCTTGCGAGAAATCGGTCATTGATGAACTAGATATAAATCTAGTACAGACAAGTGCCCACATGGGAGCCAGACCAAGCCACGCAGCCTGGCAAGGAAAAGTGTTCTGGGTAAACTATCCGGAAGGAAATTACGAGAACTTTTATGAGGCTACAGGTTACGGAACAGGCGCAGGATTAGGCGGATGGAACTGCAGGCATTCATTTACCGCATACTTTCCAGGAATAAGCGAAGATTACAACAAGCCTGTAAATCCTAAAGAAAATGACAGAATATACCAGATGGAGCAAAAGCAAAGGTCCTACGAAAGAAACATGAGAAAGTGGGACAGAGAGCGACGTGTGAAGGCCGCAGCAGGGCTAGACACGACGAAAGAAGATTACTGGTATAAATACAACAAGATGAGATTGAAAGAGCTTGTGGACGCTTCTAACGGGTATTTGAAACGAGATTACTCAGCCGAGAAGATAGGCGGAACAAAGGGCAGATCTTACAAGCCCGTGAGAAAGCCAAAGAGACGCGTTTCTTCATCACCAAGTTATAGCAGCCTTGGGGAGATTGATCCTAAAAAATATGGGGACCCTGAGAGCTTAAACACAACTAAAACGATATTCACTGATGAAAGAGCAATGCACATAAAAGAAAGGCATCCAGACATATATGATCTTGTTGTAAAGCACGCAAAAGATATACTGGAAGACCCGGATGCGACATATCTTGAAGAAGGCAGAGAAGATACAGTGTGGGCGGTTAAACAGATAGAATCAGATTCAGGAAAAAGCGTACAAATGGTAGTCAAGCTATCACAAGGGCAAGAAAACGAGGGGAAATACAACTCCGTGATTACTGCATATACTATCAGATCAAGAAGAATCGAAAACAAAGCGAAAAACGGAAAGCTAAAGTTGCTTTACAAAAAGTAAAAAAGATGCAATACTGTGTGTACAGAAAGTATTCGAAGTGGGTAAATGATGCAACTCACACGCCGAAGTGGCCAAAAGGGAACCCGGGTACGCATCACCGGGCGAATGCTTACTGTATAGAGCCGTGCTAGAAATAGCGCGGTTTTTTAGCAGATAGGAGGCATAACATGTCGGAAGACTTCAGAACGATATACAAAATTCTATCAATTCTGCAGAAATCAATGGACTATGAGGTTGTAGACACCCGAAGACTTTCAGCGGATAACTTAGGCATCACAGAACCAAAGAGAAAAGCACTTCTAGGCATGCTACTGAAAAATGGGTACGTTGAGGGATTCCAGGTGATCCAATACATAGGAGACCAAACACCAAACATTGAAGGGCTAGAAGGTATCAGGATAACCCTGAAGGGGCTAGAATACCTAGAAGAAAACAGCTTGATGCAGAAAGCCGCAAGACTTGCAAAAGGAATTGCGGAAGTACTATAGAACACAACTAAATAAGGACAAGAACCGTGCTAGGAGTGGCGCGGTTTTTATTATGCCCTAAGCACGGCATATAAAAGGCTTGAATACCCCTCGGCACGGGATATAAAAGGCCGGACTCGATACTGGAGTGAACCAGATATAAAAAACGCAGGAGGACAAAAATGGAGTTTTTAAAAGAAATCTTAGGTGAGGAATTGTACGCACAGGTTGCTGCTAAGCTAGAAGGAAATAAAGACGTAAAATTAGCTAACCTTGCCTCAGGAGAATACGTCTCGAAGTCAAAGTATGATGCAGAACAGTTAGCAAAGGATACGCGCATTCAAGAACTGACTGACAAGATTAAAAACTTTGAAGGAGTAGACGTAAAACAATTACAAACAGACGTCGAGAACTGGAAAATTAAATACAACCAGGACTTAGAAAGCGCAAGACTTGAAAGTGCAATCAAGCTAGCCATTGCGAAATCAGGAACACGTTCCGAAAAGGCGTTGATGGGAATGCTAGATAAGGATGCTATCAAGATCGACAAAGACGGAAAAATCACAGGCCTTGATGAACAGATCGAGGCAATCAAGAAGTCAGACGGCTTTTTATTTGAACCAGTAAAACCAGCTGAGCCGGAAGGTGGGTCCCAAGTCTTATTGGACGGAAGTCACAAGGGGGAACCTGGAAACAACCAAGAAGCGCCTAGCGATTTAGCTGGAGCAATTGAAGAATACTATAAAAACAAATAGGAGGACTAGAAAATGGCAATCACATTAGAGCAAGCAAAAGTTGGCTTAGCCAATCACGTAGACCAACAGGTTATTGATGAGTTTCGTAGAGACTCATTTATTTTAGACAGATTAGATTTCGATAATTCAGTATCACCAGGAACAGGTGGATCAACATTAACTTACGGCTATTTACAAATCAAAACACCATCAGTAGCGGAAGGTCGTAAATTAAACAGCAATTACACTCCTGGAGAAGCGATTAAAACACAAAAGTCCGTTAACTTAAAAATCTTCGGTGGTGCGTTTGAAGTGGATCGTGTTTTAGAAGGAACAGCCTCAAGCTCAGAGATTTCATTCCAGATGAAGGAGAAAATTAAGGCCGTAAAAAATAAAATTCATTACGACTTTATTAATGGGAAATCAACAGCTAAAGGGAACGCAGGAACTGACGCCACACCATTTGACGGATTGGATGTTTTAGTTACAGGAACTAACACTGAAGAAAAAAATGCTGCAGCACCATTCGACATGTCAACAGCCGCAAAAATCAAAGAAAACGCGGATGAATTCACATTCGCATTGGATTCATGGCTAGGACAATTTTCTGAGAAACCAGATGCCTTATTAGTTAACAGCAAGACAGCTACGATGTTGAAAACAGTAGCTAAGATTCAAGGCTACTACACACATTCAGAAAACAGCTTCGGGCAAGGAGTAGACAGCTATGACGGAATCCAGATTATCGACATGGGAGGATACTTTGACGGAACAGATACAAAGCCGTGCGTACCTATTGACGCAAAAACAGGAACAACAAGCATTTACGCAGCGAAATTTGGATTAAATGCAGTTCACGCGGTAAGTCCAAAAGAAGGCCAGCTTATCACAACATACTTACCTGACTTAAGTGCTCCAGGAGCCGTTAAATTAGGTGAAGTTGAAATGGTCGCAGCAATCGTTTCAAAAGATACAACAAAAGCTGGTGTATTCCGTAATGTAAAAGTAGCTCCTGTCGCAGGATAAGGAGATAAAGCATGATCCTAAGCTTTGAGGAATACACAGCCTTAAGTGGAACGCTACTGGATGAAGTGGAGTACTCACAAATAGAGCCAAGAACCGAAAGCCTTCTAGAATCCTACATTCGAGAGAAGATTCCATACTGGAAAGTTCAGGCTTTGGAAGATTACGACATGGACCTAAAAAAAGTAGTCCTATACCAGATTGACTTCATAGAAGCACATGGCGGCATGGACTGCTTCGTAGGTTCTAGCGATATGAACTTCACAGGCGCAACCACAAGCGGTTTCTCGTATTCCGTAGATAATGCGAAAACGATAAGGTTCCATGACATACCCTTATCAAGCCTAGCAGTATCAGAGCTCGACTACCAATTACTCAAAGCAGGACTAGCCTGCCAGGCGATATGGTAAAAAGCCCGAGATGGCTTAGGCCGCACACAATAAAAGTCATGAACATTCTAGGCGAAGAAAACCTGGAAGAAATTACGTCAACAGTAACGGTCCAACACGTAAAGGTTTCCAAGACAAAGGCCCGGACTTATGGACAGATGGGCGCCAGTAATTCCGATACGATTCTCATAACGATAGACGTGAACGATTATAAGGCGGACAAAGTTCTAGTTCCCCCTTCAGAATTTAAGGCGCCAGACACTCAATTCACGCTTAGAACCGGAGACCGTATCGAAGTACACGGCGACATTTACGAGATCACAAATGTGAATATTCTAAATCCCTTGAGAAATACGCCGGAATTCATAGAGGTAACATGTGAGTGAGTATCATCTAAAAGTTATAGTCGATATCCCGGTGGCACAGCTACAGGCCCGAGGAACGAAAGCGCTCCGACGATCCAGATTGAAGCTGAAGCAGCTTATCGTTCAAGACACGAACAAAAACGTGCCTATCGGAAAAGGAACGCTGAGAACATCAGCTTTAAGATGGGCGGCACAGGATAACGATTGGATCATATGGGACACACCATATGCACACTTCCAACATACAGGAAGAGTTATGATCGGGACCCATAGCCATAACCCATGGGCTAAACACGGAGAAACAAAAGTCTATACAACTCGAAATTTGAGCTATAGACAAGGAGGTTCGGAGTGGTGGCCTAAAACTTTGAGAGCAAGAAAGACTGCCTGGATGGAAGGCGCTAAAAAGTTTTTTAAGGAGGAATTCAGATGAGTGAAAAGAAGATCATAAAGCTGGAAGACGTAAAACAGATTGAAGACGGATTGTACAATTTCTTTTCTTCAATCAATATCAACAACATACCGTGGTGCCTGGAGTATTTCAACGACTCCAAGCACACCGCCTTACTTTTCAAAAGTAGTGGCTACACGGAAGAAATAGAACACTATCTGGGTGGTGGCTACAGGGCTACTTACCCATTTGAAATTTATATTCAAGCAAGTAGAAAGGACACGAAAGCACGCCTGGACTTATCCAGAATCCTGTATGCACTAGTACAGGCACTCGCGGAAGAAGAGGCGCAAGGCTTCCCAAATCTAGCACTGGACGAAGCAACACCACAAGAGGTCACGCTCACAACGCTACCTTCAGACTACACGGGAGAAGAGGCTGCGCTTTCAACTTTCTACTGCTCTATGACATTAACCTACGAAAAGAAGGGAAGGTTTGAATAATGACAACTGAACTACCTAACAGAGAACTAAAGGTCGAAGATAACCTACATTACGTCAAATTCACAGACTCTGAAAGCTACGTTCTAGCTAACAAGGGATTGACAAACTGGGAGCAAGCCTTGAACGCTACAACAGATGATGGGGTGCAATATATCGGAGAAGCGGGAAGCCAAAGCCAGGTTACAGGCTATGCGCCTACTGTATCCTACGAGGGCCGAGCATATCCAGGGGATGCATTTAACTACTGGGTATACTTGCAAGGTAAAGAACAAAGAGTCGGTTCTACTTTTGAAGAAATCGAAGTGGAAACATGGAACGAGAAAACAGCCAAATCTGGGGACTTTGTAGCTTATCAAAGAATCTACGAAGTGCAACCAGATAACCCAGGAAGCGGAGAGGCCGGAGGCAAACTAATGTGCTCTGGAACATTCGCACAACAAGGCGATCAGGTAAAGGGAACCTTTAATATTAAAACGAAAACATTTACCGCAGACAGCGCCACAGAGTAAAGCACTTAACAACATAAGGAGGACATCATGGAACTAAAGTTACAAAAGCAATTATTTAAAGATATCGAAATCGACGGACACAGATTCAGAGTCGATGTAAAGGACACTTCTAAGATTGAAGCCCTAGAAAACTGGGCAACAGAACAGAATTCTCTAAGCAAATTCGGAAAAGAATCGCTAGAGGACTGCCCTGCTTTAATCGATAAGATTCTAGGAGATGGAGCCTTTGAGACACTATTCAAAGGATACGAAGAAAGCTCGGCACAATTTGAACTTTGCTTCACGTTGCACAGCATCTTCCAGGATGAATTTTTAAAGGATCAGCAGGCAAAAGTCGCGGAAGAAGAAAAGAAGAATCTGGACAAAATCGACAAGCTTTGCGAATCTATGGACAAATTTAACAGAACATTAGAATATGCAGACAAACGATATGGAGGAAGAAATGCTGTGGCTAAAGAGAGAAGATCTTCCGGAAAGCGTAGACGTTAACGGAACGATTCTCCCTATCTATGCAGACTTTAGAACCTGGGTCCGAGTTGACAGCGTTATACAAGATAACGCAATACCAGAGGAACTGAAGCTGCCCGTTATTTGTGATCTAATAGGAATCAACCCGTTCGCTTTTAAAGGCGATCAGAAAGACCTATGGGATGCGATAATGGGCTTTTATTTTTGCGACAAAAAGCCTAAGGAATCATATGCCAAGACAAATGGACGACAAGGCTATCGATTCGAATACGATATGGACCTTATATATGCAGCGTTTAGGCAGCAATACAATATAAATCTTTTAGACGCTAAACTTCATTGGTTTGAATTTAAGGCGCTTTTTAACGCCCTAAGCGACGATACTATGATCATACGAGTTATTGGTTACAGAACCAGGGATACTTCAAATCTTAAAGGAGAAGAGAAGAGTCGCGCGCAGCGCCTAGAAAAGTATTACCGCCTGCCTGAGGACAAAGGACCAGAAAAGGAAAGAACACCGCAAGAAATAGAAGCAGAACTTCTGGCCAGATTAGAAACCTAGGAGGTTGAAAAATGGCATCAGGAGCTGATGGAACAATTAAAGTCAAACTAGGACTTGACGACAGCGAATACAAAAGCGGCCTTAGCGGAGCGCATAAAAGTGCGGAAACCTTCGCAGACAAAGTGAAGTCAACCTTCGTAGGCGCAACAGTATTCAAAGCCGCCAGCAAAGGTTGGGACTTAATATCTGGATCAATCGGAAAAGCAACCGCCCGATTAGATGCCATGCAAAAAGCTAAACAAGTTATTGGAGTTTTAGCAGGAAGCAGCAAAAAAGCTGCGAAGGTTGTAAACGAACTGAGTGACGCGGTATCCGATACGGCATACGGATTAGACACCGCCTCGAGTTCAACCCAAAAGCTGGCCACATCAGGGCTAGGCTTAGACAAATCTACTCGAATGGTAAAGGACATGATGGATGCCGTTTCTTTTTATGGAGACGGAACCAATGAAACCCTGGCCAATACAGTAGATGCAATCGCAAAGATGAATGCCAGTGGAAAAATATCTGCAGATCAATGGCAACGTTTAACAGACGCAGGAATTCCCGTTTTAAAGATTTTCGCAGAGAAGACGGGAAAGAGTATGGGAGAAGTTTCGGATGCTTTTTCTAAAGGCGAAATCAGTGCGCAAGAATTTAATGACACTTTAATGGATGCCCTAGAAAACGGAACGGAATCCTTTCCAGCCGTAGCCGGAAAAGCTAAGGAAATGGCCGGAAGTTTTGCAACTAGCTTTTCAAATATGTCAGCACGTATCGCAATCGGTATAGCTAACATTATCGAGGCTTTAAACAACTTTTTAACAGATAGTGGTTTACCAAATATTCAAGGGATGATTGCTGGCTTTGGATCAGTAATCAGAAACGTCCTGAATTGGATTGCCGCAGAACTACCGAAAGCACTGAATGCAGTTAAGGATTTCTTCGCGCCAACAGCGGAAGCAATCAAAGCAGCAGCAGAAAAGATTCAAGAAGCCTGGAACAAAGTAAAAGACACGGTCAAAGAAAAGCTAGACCCAGGAGACTCACTGAACTTTATCAAAGACGCACTAGACAGGATCAAAGAAATTCTGCCTCAGATCGTAGAAAAAGTCGGAGAGTTTGCAGCTGCCTTCATTGAAAAATTACCTGCGATTATAGACATAGCAAAAGAGCTAGGAGAAAAGCTAAAAGAATTAGCTCCATTGATTGCCGCTGTAGCCGGAGCCTTTGCAGCATGGAAGGGAATCAAAGCGGTAAGCGATATAGCTAAAACAATCGGTGACGCTGGAAAGAAGATCAAGACATTCGGACATTTAGTATCACAAGGCTCTGGATTGATTGATGGCCTAGCCTACGCCGCATCATCAGGAACAGGCGTGATTGCTAGTATGGCCGAAGCCTTTACACTGGCCGGTGGAGGACTAGAAGGACTAAGCGCAGCACTAGGAGTAATCGGTGGACCTATCACATTGGTGGTTGTAGCTATCGGAGCACTAGTAGCGGCGTTCGTATATCTTTGGAATACAAGCGACAGCTTCAGAGAATTCTGGATCAATCTATGGGATGGTATAAAGGAAACTACAGGCCAAGTTATAGATGGAATCGTAAACTTCTTCACTGTAACAATTCCAGAGGCGTGCCAAAGTTTCGTGGAAGCAGCACAGAACCTGGCTACACAAGTAGTTCAATTCTTTACGGTTACCATTCCAAACGGCGTACAAACGCTTGTGACGAACATTCAAACGTTCTTCGGAACAACGATACCTTACTGGATCGGATACGCCGTAGGATACATTCTAGGAAAGTTCGTAGAGTGGGGTCTAAGACTTGTACAATTCGCAACGCAAGACATTCCGCAGTTTATATCGAAAGTAGTGGATTGGTTTAAGCAGCTACCAGGCCAGATCTGGACTTGGCTACTAAACACAATCAACAAAACAGCTGAATGGGTAAGCCAGATGATCCAGAAAGCGATTCAGGCAGGGCGTGATTTTGTATCAAATGCAATCAACTTTATTTCACAATTACCTGGTAAAGTATGGACATGGCTATCAAATACGATCAGCAATGCCGCAAGTTTTGCAAGTCAGTTTGTACAGCAAGCAATTCAAGCAGGAAGGCAATTCTTTAATGGAATTGTAAACAAGGTAAGAGAAATACCAGGACAAATGATTTCAATTGGCTCTGATATCGTAAACGGAATCAGGAGCGGAATCAGCAACGCGTGGAGCGGATTGACTGGATGGCTTGGAAACATGGCCAAGGGCCTTATTGACGGCGTAAAAGGTGCCTTAGGAATCGGGTCGCCTTCAAGACTATTCGCAGATCGTATCGGTAAATGGATTCCAGCCGGAATCACGCTAGGCGTAGAAAGAGCTATGCCAAAGGCTAAGGCCTTTATGGGACGCATGTCTAGCGATTTACTAGAAGCAGCTAACATGGACAGCCTAACTTCAAGATTGGCTTTAGAAGGCAATCCTGGAGGCCTAGGAAGCGGCTTAGGCAATACAGTCGTCTATCAAGTAGATCAGACTATAAATTCAGCGAAGGAGCTAAGACCTAGCGAAATCGCGCAAGAAACAGAAAGAATGGTTAGGAGGTTAGCATGGGCGTAACAGTAATATACACAAACAGCCTGGGGAAATCCGTTGAGTTTTCCGAGGCCTCAGGCATCCGACTAACAACACTAGACGGAATCTCTAAAAATGAGATCACTTTATCAGAATCAAGCGTTTCAAATCAAATAGGGACAACGGTGTCCGGGACTTCTATTGAGCCCAAGGACATCACCCTAGAGGGGCGCTTTAAATACAACGCAGACACTAGAAAAAAGCTTCTAGCTGTAATCCTTCCTGGAGTATCAGCAACACTGCATTATATCAACACTAGGGCTGGGGTCGACGTATACTGGAAGGTTGAACCTAAAACTACGCCAATTATCACACTCAATGAAACCTGGCAAAAATTCCAGATTGTATTGAGGGCTCCATTCCCATACGCAAGACGTGCAAAGGAAACAAAGGTGACCTTCCAGAGATTGAGGTCGCTCTTTAAATTTCCTCGCTCTTTTTCAAATACAGAGCCCTGGAAAATATCAGAAAAAATTCTAAGTCCACTGGTAACAGTCGATTACAAGGGCAGTATAAATACCGGTTTTCTTTTGACAATGAAAGCAGAGGCAAAAGTGAAGAATCCGAAAATTCTAAACGTGTTCACTCAGGAACACATATCCTTCGGACAAGTAGCAGACCTAGAAATGAATATCGGTGACGTGCTAGAAATAAGTACTTTTGCAAACGAGCAATACTGTCACTTGATACGAAACGGAGAAGTAGAAAACGTTTTCTGGATGACAGACTATGATTCCGAGTTTTTTCAGATTCAACCCGGAGAAAACGTACTGAATTATACAGCAGAGGAAAACCCCGGAAGTCTGGATGCACTTCTACGGTTTGAAGAAGTACTGGCGGGGGTATAGATATGCACTATTACGTATACGACAGAGAAGGAAAACGACAAGGACCGCTCCAGAACATAACCAGCGTGCAATGGAACCCAAAATATTACGAAACAGGGAAAGCCGAGATTCATGTGGAATACACGGACTTTAATACAAAGTATCTACAGAAATGGAACCGAATCGTTTGCAAGGAAAGAAACGAGATTCTCTTTATAGAATCCGTAGAAAGACTTGCAAAAGAAATTGTAGTACTCGGTCATATGGACAATTTGGAGGACCGTATAAACCTCTATACCTTGACCGTTCGAAATGTAGAACAATCGCTGCTCGGCAATTTTGAAAAGAACAAACGCGGATTGGATATAGTAATCGGAGAGAATACAGGCCTTCCCGGAAAACTTGAGAACGCGTCCGACACAACATACGACACGCTCAGAACTATGGCTCAAAAATACTGCCAGCTAGTAGGCTACGGATACAGAGAAGTTCTAAAAGGGACTACACTGAATTACTTCGAAATCTACACAGGATCAACAAAGAACAAGCTGAGGTTTTCAGACAGGCTTGGAAATCTAATCTCGCAAACTTTTATCGAGGATATATCAGGATATAAAAACTACGCTTACGTGTATGGCGAAGAATCTGGATCAGGACGAAAAAGTGTGATCGTAGATCTTCGAACAAAAGATGAGCCAAGAATGGAGCTATATGTGGATGCCCGAGATTTACAGTCTACATATAAGGATGCCTCAGGCAACGAGCAAACCTATACGGAAGAAGAATATAACAACATGCTAAAAGAGAGGGGCCTCAATAAGCTAGCAGAGGCTAGAAAAGGCTCTTCTAAATTTGAATTTGAAATTGATGCGGACGACAAGAAGGCCGTCCTTCAAAAGGACTTTAACCTAGGAGACGTGATACCGTGTCTAAGCTTTAAATTCAATTTATTCACGTTTGCAAGAATCTCAGGCCTTAAGTTTGTAGAAGAAAGCAATTTACAGACGCAGGTCACTCTTGAATTAGAACTTGTAGAGGTTCAAGAAAGCGCAACAAAAATGAAAGGAGGGGGCTCATGACAGCATACCCTTTAGACAATACGGAATATCTGGCAGAAGATCTGCGGATGTTCCATGCCGGGAGAACACCTGGCATTTTTAATATCACCGGTGAAGACTTCAAAGTAAAAATTGCTGGCGGTATGAATATATCAGTCAGTAACGGGCTCGCCTTTTTAAGGACATCCAGCGACGGAATAGGTGGTATCGTTTACTCGCCTAAAGACGAAACTACCCTAACAGCTACCGTCGCTACAAACTACACTAGATACGACTACGTGGCCATTCGATATGATAAGATCAGCAATTCATGCGTTCTTGTATATCAGGAAGGAACGCAGGCAATGCCTACGCCTATTCGAAATCTAGAACAATACGAGCTGATCATTGCGATTGTAGTTTTAAAGGCATCAGCTGGAGAAATCACGCCAGAAATGATTCAAGACGTAAGACTTGACGAAAACTACTGCGGACTAACGGTTGATACTATAACGCGAGTACCAACACAAAAACTATACGATCAATTCCAAAGTTTCTATGAAAGAATCCAGAAAGAAAATGAGGACACTCAATACGCCAACGGCGAGAAATTCAGAAAATGGTTCGAGTCTTTAGAAGAAACACTTCAGGGTGAAGTCGCAACGGCACTAGCTGGCCGCATTCTAAACCTTGAAAATATGCTTCTGGACAATCACATTTATACAGAGCTTCAAGTTGACGTGGACAACACTCTAACCGACGAAGAGGGCACAAATATATTTGCGGACTGGAAGTATCAGGTTCAGTAGGTAAGATCATGAGACAAGGGACAACACCAACTCTGGTCATTCACACATCAGGACTCGAGCTAGAGAAACTAACAAGTCTATATTTAACGATTGAACAGAACGGGACTATTCTAACAAAAAGAATGGAAGACCTAGTGATTGAGGAAAATACTGTGGCCGTAACGCTAACCCAGGAAGAGACACTTCAATTTATGCCTGGACGATATCAGGTACAAATTCGAGCTATCACCGAAGAAGGAACGGTCATAGCTTCCCCAATTCTAACCCGTCCTGTTTTTCCGGTTTTATATAAGGAAATCATAGAATGATGAAAGATGAATTTAGTATCAATCTAGCCGAGGAAAATGAAAGCCTGGGGTTTGATTTCCAAGAGCAATACGTCGCAGGAACAAGCGACTACAACAAACTGAAAAACAAGCCAACTCTAAACGGTAAAGAGATCATAGGAGCTATGGAAGAAGAGGACCCGACAGTTTCTGGATGGGCTAAAGAACCAACAAAGCCGAGCTATACGGCGGAAGAAGTAGGCGCAATAAAAAATGACGAGATCAAGGCAATCTCACTAGACGAGCTTAACAGCTTGTGGGAAGGAGTATAGACATGGCTACAGAATATCTGGACAAGGCAGGGGCGACCCTACTGGTCCAAAAGACAAAAGCAGAATTAGCAAAGAAAGTTAGTGCCGTAGACGGGAAAGTACTTTCAACAAATGATTACACTACAGCAGAAAAAAACAAATTAGCAGGCATTGCATCAGGAGCTCAGGTTAACACAATCACAACGGTGAAGGTTAACGGAACAGCACTAACACCCGACGCCAGCAAAGCTGTAGACGTAACCACACCAACCAAAACCTCGCAGCTTACAAACGACAGCGGATATCAGACAGCGTCACAAGTAAGTTCTGCGATCGGTACTGCGGTTGGTAAAATCACACAAATTTCATATAGCAAAGTAAGTTCATTACCTGCTACAGGAGCAACCGGTGTTATTTACTTAGTAGCACATAAACATGGAACGCAGGACATCTATGATGAGTATATCTGGATGGCAGACTCAAGAACGTTCGAGAAAATCGGAACTACAGACATTGATCTAAGTGGATACGTAAAGAAGACTGACTTAACAGCAATCACGACAGACGAGCTGAACGCAATGTGGTCCGCAGCATAGGAGGTGAAAGCCTATGCTCGGTTTTAAAGATAAGGCAGCTATTAACTGGATCGTAACCAAGATAAAGGCGGTTACTACATCACATAATGCATTGAATCAAATGGTGATGAATAATCACTTTACCACGAATTTGAACGCAACAAGTGCTCAAAATTTAGTAGATGAAAAAGGAAACACAATCTTAGCCGATTGGTCTTATGAAGTAGCAAGTGGAGAAGTCGGCATGGATTGGAAATATAAAATCAAGGAGGAATAATATGCCAGGAAAACAAGTAACAGAATTAGAAGCATTGCCTAGTTTCACGGATACCAGCTTACTACCTGTGCACAATGGCGCAGGATTAAAAAAAGGTTTATTATCGCAACTAGCAAGCTATTTAGGAACTAAATTCGGTAATCCAAATTTATTGATTAATCCTAAGTTTGAAATTAATCAAAGAGGTTCTACAACTTATACAACAGGATATACAGTTGACAGATGGAGAGTTGCAGGTGCAACTTTAAACGCTAAAACTAAGACACTTTCAAATCCAAATAGTGCAGGTGGAACTTTTTTACAATCTTTAGAAAATAAGCCAACAGGAACATTCACAGTAACATTAAATGTAGCAAGTGTAACAGGAACTGTTAAATTCAGTTGGAAGGATGGAAGTACTTACAAGACAGGTGCGGTAATTTCTAAAGGATTAAATACATATACATTTACTGCTTCAAGCTTAACGTGGGTAGGTATTGATGTTGCTAGTGGTGCTTCTATTCAATTGGATTACATGAAGTTAGAACAAGGCTCAGTTGCTACGCATTTTGTAACGCCAAACAAAGCAGAGGAACTAGCGAAATGTCAGTATTATACGGTGATTTTTGAACCTTGGAGAACTGCATTGAACGCAAATACGGACAGTAATACAGTTAACATTGATACTAGATGTAAAATGAGAACAAAGCCCTCGGTTTCATATATCACCTTGAAAAGTGGTACGATGAATCAATTTAATTTCGCATCTATTACAGAAAGTTCTGCTAAAATAGCTTTAAAAGCTAATAATTGGAATTCTTTTATAGATACAAAAGGTGAGGTAGTTGTTGTAAATACAGGTACAGGAATCAAAGGTGCATTGTATGGACAAGTTACATTTGACAATAGTTTACTATTGGATGCCGAAATTTATTAGGAGGAAGCTATGGAGAACGAATATAAAGTATACGTATCCTTACAAGATGGATACATCACATCTATTAATTCAGATATTTTCTTATCAGAAGAAGAAATTCAAACAATGGCAGAGATTGATAAGGGACAAGGTGACAAATACGCTCATGCACAAAGTCAATATCTAGAAAAAGGATTATTTGATGAACACGGTAGATATAACTACAAATTTGTAGAAGGTAAAGTGGTTGAGGTTGCAGAAGCAAATAAACCTACAATTGAAGAACCAGAGCAACAAGCAACCGCACAGGATAGGATTGAGGCACAAGTCATGTACACGGCCATGATGACAGATACACTTCTAGAAGAAAGCGAGGCTTAATTTATGTTTGAAAAAATCAAAAGATTTTATGATCTAAAACTATATACAGATAAGCAGGTAAGAAAGTTCTGTGAAAAAGGATTCATCACAGCTGATCAGTATAAAGAAATCACCGGAGAAACATACTAACACTGGAAATAAGAAGGAGCTAAAAAGCTTCTTCTTTTTCATAAATAGAAGGAGGTCCAAAATATGAGAAAAGGACAAAAACTTACAAAAGGCGGATATCAGCTTTTAGGCTTTCCGATGGAGTACATGAATGTAACTCAAGGAAACAACGTAGGAACACACCTAGGAACAAACGCCTTAGACAACGCAGGAAAGGACACAGGGATTGACGAAACAATCGCACCGTGCGATTGCCACCTAGTAGCCTATGACACTGCACAGAACGGAAATGCTGTATTCCTAGAATCAGACAAGAAAGTTCTATTCAGAGACGGAACGATCGAATTTGCTACATTTATGTTTATTCACGATAACTATATCGAGGATATCAAGAGAGTAAAATATTTCAAACAAGGTGACACTTTCGGGGACGAAGGGACAACCGGATACGCTACAGGAAACCACAGCCATATGGAAGTCGCAAAAGGAAAATTTACACATTGCTATGACCGCAACGCGCAAGGAACTTATCACCTTCCAAACAACGTGTCCGCAGACCTTGCATTTGTAACAGACGGAACCGTGATCTTAAATAAAGGATCATTCGCAAACTGGACAGACTCAAGCCACGTGCCATTCAATCAGGGAGGCCAGGCTTCTACGGGATCAGCATCCGTGCTAAACGGTATCCCTTCAGACTTTGTACATGAAAAGGCTACGTTCTATCCGGCTTGCACAATCAAGATCAGACGCGCTCCAAGCCTAAAAGGACAAGATACAGACCTAACATATATCAAAGGGCAGCATGTAAACTATGACGGATACGTTCGTCGAGAAGGATACGTGTGGATCAGCTGGATTGGTGGCGACGGAACACGACGCTGGATGGCCGCCGGAGAATTAAATTCGGCAGGAGTAAACGTAAAGCCATACGGAACATTTAAATAGAAAGGATCAGCAATAGAACACAATGAACAGGAGAATAAATAGAAGATACCAGACACCTCTACGCCCAGACTTTGCGCACTTTTTAATCGAAGAACAAGGACTGAGCGACAGACAGAAAAAAGTTGTATACCAGCTAAGAAGCAAAACGCAAGACTCGCAATGGCACTACCAAGACGCAGGCATGTCAAAAGACGAATTCGAAGAAACCGTCAAAGATTTAAATGACTACTACTGGGCCCTTTTGGTAGATATGGCCTTCGGATTTTACAAGCTAAAGAAGGACAAAAGAGGAACAGCTACAGACATGAAAATATAAGAGAATATAGGTGAAAAGAGGTAGAACACAATGAACACACCATACTTCAATAATTTCATGCCGCAGCCTGGACAGTTTGGAATGCCACAGATGCCGGCACCAACCCAACAAATGAACCAGATTCAGTTTGTAAACGGAATCGAAAGTGCCAAAGCTTTCACTCTAGGACCAAATCAGTCCGTGATTTTAATGGATAGTAACAAGCCTATTTTTTATCAGAAACAAGCAGACGCAAGTGGCTTCTGTACGATCAAGGCTTATAGCTTCCAGGAAGTGAAAGAAGATCAACCGGAAGACAAGTACCTCACGAAGGCAGAATTCAAGGAATGCTTTCAAAGGTAGAACAGAATGCGAGAGGAGGCAACCGTCATGAATCCACTACTTCAAAATAGACCTGGAGGAAACGGAAATATGCTGCAACAATTTCAGCAATTTAAAAAGATGCTAGGGACACAAGACCCGCAGCAACTTCTAAACGAGCTGATGGCCTCCGGAAAATTTACGCAGGCTCAACTGGATCAAGCCAAACAAATGGCGGAACAGTTCAAGGGCTTTCTAAAATAGGATTTTGCAAAATCAAGATAGATAAGAAAGGAGAACACACATGGACAACTTATCATTATCTGATATCGCTTCTGTAACTGGAAACAAAGATGGCTTTCTAGAAGGAAACGGGATTATCATTCTAATTTTATTCTTTTTGATTTTTGGATTTGGTGGTGGCGGAGCCTGGGGAAACAACCAGCAAGGCACACAGGCAGAGGTTCAGCGCGGATTTGATACACAAGCTATTATTAGTAAGTTAGACGGAATCACAAACGGAATCTGCTCAAACGCATACGAAAACGCGCAGCTAATCAACCAGATGAACGTGAACCAGATGCAAAACGCCAACCAAACTCAGATGGCCATGATGAATGGCTTCAACAATGTAAATAGTTCTTTATGCCAAGGTTTTGGAGGAGTACAGGAAAGCATTAACAACCTATCTCACCAGATGGAACAATGCTGCTGCAACTTAAAGACTCAAATGATGCAAGACAAATATGATGCCTTGAAAACTCAATATGATCAAAGCTTGCAGGCAATTTCAAACAGCGTACAAACTCATAACATCTTGAGCCAATTAGGACGATATTACACAAATCCGCCTTACTACCCACAATACGGAACTTACTACCCTACAGGCGCTACAGTAGCCTAGAGGTAGAAACATGATTCAAGTCGTCAACACGACAAGCGCAACACTAGCAGCAGGCGCAACGATTCCACCTGGAACAGTTCAGGCTCGGACAAACAACAGAGTCAATCTAAACGGAAACGCTCTGGAGATCGTAAAACCTGGAACATATAAAGTTGATGGAAACTTCGTGATTTCAGCAACTGCAGCGGGAACAAATCAAGTGCAACTTTACGCTAACGGGACAGCAGTCCCGGGAGCCCTAGCACAAGTAACAACAACCGCAATAGACAACGTGATCACTCTTCCAGTATCTGCTGTCATTCAGGCAGCACCAGCTGCACCAGGAAACAAGGTCGCTCTAACGTGGGTTACATCAGCAGCCGGAACTCTGATCAACGCATCAGAAACGGTTTCTAGAATAGTATAGGTGATTGAAGGCATGCCAGAAGGCGTGCCCTTTTTAGTAGGAGGTAACGAGGATGAGTAGACTTACAAACAAAGCATGGTGGGAAGCAGCAGGAGTTCGAGCAATCAAGACAATGGCTCAAACAGCGCTAGCCTCTATCACCGTAGGCGCAGCCGTTCCGGACATTAACTGGATGTACGCAGCAAGCACAACGGTCGTGGCAGGCGTATGCTCGATTCTAACAAGCCTAGCAGGTTTGCCAGAAGTAAATGAGGAAGAATAATGACTGATACAATTCTGGTTGCGATCATATCCGGACTTTGCGTCGGAGTACCTTCAGTCCTAGCAACCTGGACCAGCAACTCCAAACATTCGGCCTTGCTGGATTACAAGGTAGAACAGATGGACAAAAAGGTCGACAGCCTAGCGAAAAAAATCGAAAGCCATAACGAGCTGGAGAAGGAAGTGGCTACACTAAAAGAACAGGTTAAAGATCTTTCGGAACGGATCAAGGGAATGCTTGAAAAATAGCATTCCCTTCTTTTTTTATTTTATGCTTTATTTATAGCTTTTTTGCTTGCTTTATGTAATGTAATACATTATAATGTGAGTGTAAAAAGAAAGAGAGATAGAACACAATGAAAACAGAAATCGAAACACTAGAAACTAGAATTCAAAACTGGATTGAAGAACAAACAAGAATCGCAAAGGAAATTCAATTCGAACTAAACGCAATCGAAAGAGAAGAAAGAGACATTGACTTCGGAAAAATCAGAAAATTAGCTTACGAAGCAGACGTATATGAAACATTGATTCAAGAATCACAACGCCAAATTAGAACACTACAGGAGGAAGCTTAATATGACTAGAGAAGAAGCAGCAATGAGACTAAAGGAAGAAGTGCTGGATCAATTGTATTACGATAGACACATGATGACTCTAAAAGAAATAGAAAGCTGGCTATACAAGCACAATTGCGATGAAGACGCCTTGGACGTAATCAGGGAAATAATAGAGGACTAAGGAGGACACAGACCTATGGGAATCGGTAGAAATATCAAGATCATAACAGAATTCAAGGGCATGACCCTCGTGGAATTATCTAAGAAAAGCGGTGTATCATTAAATACGATTCATATGCTTACGCGTGATGATCCAGACAATGCAACGATTCGCACTGTTGATAAATTAGCAGCAGCACTAGAAGTTAATAGGGACTCATTGCTCTCTGGGGAAGAAGGCACATCAGAAAAGAATGACAATCTAGAAAAAGAAATTAATTTATCTGAAGCAATCATGAAAGTTATAAGAACTCTAAGCACACCAGGAAAAAAGGACTGGGACTACATAGAATACTTAGTGACCGAAGCTAAGATACTAGATACAGAAACGGAAACGGAGGTGAAGTAAGATGGCAGTATCAGAGGCAAGAAAAAGAGCAAACCAAAAGTGGAGCGATAAAACGTACAAGATCAAGACCTTCAGGCTTCATCTAAAGCACGACGCAGACATCCTGGAGTATCTAGACACCAAAGAAAGCGTCAACAGATACCTGAAAGATCTGATCAGAGAAGACATAGAACGACAAAAGAAAGAGGCCGATTAGGCCCCTTTTTTTGTGATGTAATTTTGATGTATAGAAGCTAAAAGTTCTAGAATCAAAAAAGAACAGTAAGCAACAAAGGCAGTCAAAATGAATATAGATAAAACAAAAGGAGGCATAAGGGAGCCTAGACATTAAAGGTTTAACGTGGAGGTGTTTTTTTT